CGTTAATATTCTTGAAGGTATTCGCTTCTACGTTAGTTTTGCTTGTAGTTTCGCCTTTGGCGAACTTAAGCTTATGGAGGGATCCGCTAAAATTATCTCTCTCATCGCAAGAGACGAAAACCAACACTTAGCAATCACACAAAATATTTTGAATAAGTGGCGTGATGGTGATGATCCAGAGATGAGACAAATTGCAAAAGAAGAAGAAGAGTGGGTTTATAAGATGTTTGATCGCGCTGTAAACGAAGAAAAGAAATGGGCAGATTATCTGTTCAAAGATGGCAGCATGATCGGACTTAATGACAAACTGTTACAACAGTATGTTGAATGGATTGCTAATCGTAGACTTAAAGCGATCGGACTCAAACCACAGTACGACATTTCAGCAAACAACAATCCCTTACCTTGGACTCAGCACTGGATTTCTTCTAAAGGTCTCCAGGTGGCTCCCCAGGAAACGGAAGTCGAATCCTACGTCGTAGGAGGAATTAAACAAGATGTTACCAAAAATACTTTCGCAGGATTCCAATTATGATGAATGGTGTGAACAAGAAATTCTGAATGCCTACCAAAAGGCAGCAGAATGTGATGAGTTCTTGTTTGGAGATTATGACTATTGTAAAGAATGGTTAAATAACCCTAATACATAAAGGAGGTCAAACCTCCTTTTTTTATGTCCAAAAATCAAATAACAAAAGAAGAACTTAAAATTCGTGTCTTAAAACTTAAGTATCAACTTAGCATAGAACACATTAGACCCGAAATGGACATGAAAGGTCTTGCTCATAAATATCTGGACGAAGTATTGTATATTTTAGATGAGTATAGATATTGACTATGAGAATCCTTGGCTTTATAATGGGAGTCCGTTTACAAGTTTTGATATCGGAGAGAACTTCGGTTTTGTTTATTTGATTGAGAATAAACTGAATAGGAGAAAGTATATTGGCAGAAAATATTTTTTCTCTTTTAGAACACCAAAAGGAAAAAAACGAAAAGTAAAATCTGAATCTGATTGGAAAAATTATTATGGGTCTTGTCCAGAACTTAAAGAAGACATTATCAAATTTGGCAGAGAAAATTTTAGTAGAACTATCTTATCAGTACATAAAACATCTGGCAAAACAAACTTCGAAGAAACAAGGCAATTATTCGTCAATAATGTTCTCACAGAATCACTTGACGAAGGCATCCCGGCCTGGTACAATAGCAACATCCTCAGCAGATACTTCAGAAAAGATTATTATGGAAACGCAGACTGAATCAGTTGCTCAGGTCCGTGAGTGGAGCATTGATCGTATTCATACTCTTGCTGAGTATGATGATATTCAGAGTCAACTTAATGCGATTGCAATTGCAGAAGAATTTGATGAGTGGATTAATATTCCCGAAGGAGTTGATCAGTTAAGTTGTTTGGTCATGGAACGAAAACAAGAATTTGATGACCTTTGATTTGACAAATCCTAAATAATCACTTATAATGTTAAGATCCCACTTTAAGAGTGGGATTTTTAGTAATGAGATCTTGATTTGATTTAGAGCCGAGGAAGGTGCCCCCAGAGATGGTTGCGGTATACCCCCCTTCTATTCGGATGTAGAGTTCAATTTAACCTAGTGCAAAACTTCTTTACTGTAGCCCTGCCCTTTCTGGCAACGGTTACAACCAATGCGGCAACACTGCCATTCGTCAACTACAAGATGCAGGGGCCTCCTCCTCCATTCTCAGTTATTAAAGAATTTGAACTTGTAGATGAAAAGAAGACAGCGACCAAAGAGGTTGCTCCCGAAAAGCCAAAAGAGATAAGGCTAATTTGTAAAGGGTGTAATGAGAATGAAAACACTGCCTTGGCATTCTTCCAAGAGCAGGGTATTACTGACAGAAACGCCCTTGCCACCATCATGGGTAACATTAAGCAGGAATCGGGATTCGTGCCTAATATCTGTGAAGGTGGTTGGAGAACTCATTACAGCGGCTGCGGTCGTGGTTATGGGTTAATCCAATGGACATCTGCCAACCGTTATTATGGATTGGGTGATTTTGCTAAGAAGTATGAGGGTAATCCTTCTACACTTCACACGCAACTTCGCTATCTAACAAATGAGGTTCAGTGGCAACGTATCGAAGACCAAATGAAAACACCTGGTAAATCGATCAATCGTTACATGAACTATGCGTATAGTTGGATTGGTTGGGGACATCATGGTGCCCGCACACATTATGCCCATGATTATGCGAACCGACTGATCGTGGTAGAGGTTTGATACAATAGAATAAATAGAGGGGAGTTTAGAACTCCCCTTTTTTATGCTTAATTTTAACTTCGGGAAAAAGAAACCGGATAGTAAGCAGATAGTTTTCATCAGTACTGTATTGAGTGCCATCGTAGCGATCCTTTCTCAATGCACAGGAGCGTCCCAGGAGCGTCTCTGGGACCTTTTAGACGAGGTTCAAAGGTCTCTGTTCCCAGGCACCGTAATCAACGATGTTCTGCTCAAAGATCCGAATATTGTGAACAGAAGAATTGAAAGAGATGTGGACAAGGCTATTAGAGATTATGAGGCCTTGACAGGAGACCGTGGAGTGTCTAAAATACCTTTGCCCAGGTTCATTGAAAAGGCTCCGGACAGCTCAGAAGCTCAAAGATTATTAGGAGGAGAAATGCGACTTTGTTCTCCATGGGTTGACGATTGTCCAAAAGATTGATATAATAACCAAGGTAAACAAGGGCACGTAGCATAATGGATAATGCATCAACCTTCTAAGTTGCCGATTGCTGGTTCGAGTCCAGCCGTGCCTGTTTGGTTTATAAACTATGTCATCAACAGATAAATTCATTCATCCACAATATCCAAGATTGAGTTGGTTAAGAATTATTGGTAACCTATTTTTTATTTTTGGTTATGCGGTGATTCTTTTTAACAGCATCCAACTTGGAATTTATTTTCGTATGTTTGGAAATCTGTTGTCCTTTCCTTACTTTTATAAAGTTAAAATGTGGGATATGATGACAATTCGGAGTTTTTTTGCTATAATTGAACTTGCAAAATTTATTCAAATTGTTTTCTTTTAATCGATGATATCAAAAATAATTCATCAAACAGCACCAAGAGATGAAACAAAATGGAATCCGATATGGAAAGAATGTCAGTCTTCTTGGAAAAAAAATTTTTCAGAGTTTGAATATATTTTTTGGGATGATGATGATATTAGAAATTTGATCAAAACTGATTATCCACAATACTTAAAAGAATATGATTCCTTTAAGTATCATATTATAAGAATTGATTTTGCAAGGAGTTGCATTCTCCATAAACATGGTGGCATTTATGCAGACATGGATTTTTATTGTTACCAAAACTTCTACGAATTTCTTTTAAAAAATAAAATATATCTTGTAGAATCTTGGCCTGAGTGGAAAGAAAAAGTTCAAAATTCTTTGATGATATCTCCACCAAAACAAAATTTTTGGATTGAATATTGCGATACTATTATTTGTAATATGAAAAAAATTAATTATGATGTAAAAAATTATCGAGATGTATTGAATTATTGTGGACCTATTTGTCTTTCAAATCTGATTACTGGTCAGATTAGAATATTACCAAAAGAACTTTTTAATCCAAAAATTAAAAACCAATTTAATTGGGCAAATAATAATTATGAAAGTATAGACTATCATAATGCATTAAAAGAATTTAAAAATTTAAATTCTAAAAACGATATATTCACAAGACATTATCTAACTGGAATATGGTGTGATACAAATGGAATGCTAAGGTATTGACAATTTTTAAAAAACCTTTTATAATTTAAATATTGCGGGTATGGTGTAGCGGTAACACGCCATCCTTCCAAGTTGGAATCACCGGTTCGAACCCGGTTACCCGCTCTGAACCTTCGGGTTCTTATTCCCCTGTGGCGCAGCGGTAGCGCGAGAAACTGTTAATTTCCAGGTCACAAGTTCGAATCTTGTCGGGGGAGTTCACTGCCCTCTAATGCAGTGAAAATTGCAGAAAGTGTCTTCTGCGGGTAACGGGCACTCGTTACTCATCAGGGAGATTAACTCAGCGGTCAGAGTGTCTGCTTTACACGCAGAAAGTCCACAGTTCGATTCTGTGATCTCCCATAACTAAGTGAATATAATGTTATTCATACAAGAAAAATTCTTATCAGAAGATGAGTGTAAACAACTTATATCCCTTTATAATCGGAATCTAAATAAAACATTTCAATATGAATATACACAACCCTTACCACTTGTCGATATTGAAAATAATTTGATAACTGATATCAATCAATCTGTTCATTACATTTGTCAATTTTTTCATGATAAACCACTTAGACTTGATAATATTCAAATTGTAAAATGGCCAAAAGGGGCGCATCAAAATCCACATTATGATAATGGCGATGCTTTTGCTTCCATCATCTATTTGAATGATGATTTTATTGGAGGAAGGACATGTTTTCAATTTAATGATATAATGAAAGTAAAACCAGAAATTGGAAAATGTGTCATCTTTTCCAATGCACAATACTTACATTGGGTAGAGGAAGTGCAAGAAAATGTTCGATACACTTTAGCACATTGGTTTGTCGCAAACAATTTATAAATACTTAGAAAAAATAATGAACGAGTTATACCAACTACTTCATAAAGCACAAACAAGTCTTTTTTGTTTATTTCAAAAGACTTGGGTTTATCATTGGAATGTTGTAGGTACTGATTTTCCACAACTTCATGAGTTGTTTGGAAATCAATATGAAACAATGTTCGGTGAGATTGATCGTCTGACTGAGCACATGCGTTATCTTCGCATGAAAGCAATTGGCCCTATTAGTACTGTTGTAGAAACCTCAGAGATTCCTGAGGCATCTACATCTCCTACTGCACAAGTAATGGTAAGTCAACTTCTTGCTGATAATAAATCATTCTGTGATATGTGTACTCAAATTTCTGAAGAATCTGAAAAGCAAAGATCTTATGCTACTGCTAATTTGGTTCAAGATTTGATGGAGTCTCATGGTAAATTTGTTTGGATGTTAAGATCTTATTTAAAAGAATGAGGAGTCATGTTAGTCGTAAGATGTAAAGGTTGCAACACAGAATTAATTAGTTCATCAAAACTCCAAGTGTGCAACTGTTCAAATAAAATGCAAGTCAAAGACAATAAGATTTCAGCTATTGACTTATCTCAGGTTGTTATGGTAAACTCTATGAAGGAACAAAAAACAAATGTTTTGAGTTCTCAAGATATTGCCTGGCAAGAGGCAAGAAGACAACGCAAAGTTCGTAAACTGGACTTTGAAGTCCGATAGGAAGGTCAATCCGATTGGCGACGGAACCGCTCTTGAAAAGCGTTGAGGTGTTAAAGCCCTTGGGAGTTCGACTCTCCCACCTTCCGTTTCAAATAAATATCTAAAAACTAGATAGTAAAATGGGAAAGACCAGACAGACTGGTAATTTAGTATCAGGTAATATTTTATTTTCAGATATAACAAATGACCGTATTGGTATAGGAACCACAAATCCAGGTTCTACTTTGGATGTTCGTGGAGACATTGTATCATCTGGAAATCTTTTACCACTTACTGATAATACTGGTGTAGTTGGTAATACATCATATACTTGGAGTAATGGACAATTTACAGACCTAACTGTTAATAGCACATTAAATGTTCGTGTTGCAATTGACCTTGCAGATAGTGATATTTTGAGATTTGGTTCTAGTGATGATGTAAAAATATTTTATGATGGAACTAATAATGATTTAGAAATTGAACTAGAATCAGGTGCAAATAAGATTGCCATTACCGATAATGGAACTTATAGACATATTATTACCAGAGATGGTAAAGTTGGTATTAATACTTCTGTAACACCAACAAGTGAATTGGAAGTTTATGGTGGTGCTTATGTTTCTGGTAATCTTGGTATAGGAACAACAAATCCAAGTGTATCATTGGACCTGGGTTCAAAGACAGACGCAATCGCACTTCCACAAGGAACCACAGCACAAAGACCGTCTGATAATAATCCCTACATAAGATACAACACAACCAACAGTGCTTTGGAGTTTTATAACGGCACTGATTGGGTAGAGATTATCAGCGATTATTTTCCACAAGGTTCAGTTATTTTAGGTTGAGGTAAGACATAATGGCGAACGAATATTTACAGAGGACTCCTACAAGCACTGGTAATCGTAGAGTTTATACAATCTCTTGTTGGACAAAAAAAGAAGCAGAATCAGTAAACTCCACTATAATGGATGTATTTTTGAGTGGGGTATTAAGAAGAACTGCAGCATCTCTTTATCAAGGGCAATTATACTTTTATGCAGAAAATACAGTACCAGCACCAGTTATTAATGTAAATAGTAAAGCAGAGTTTAGAGATAATAATTCTTGGTATCATTTAATGTGGTCAATTGATACCACAAAGGATGTATTGGAAGAGAGGGTCAAGATTTATGTAAATGGTATTGAAATAGAAACTAACTATACGACAACAACAAGTCTTACTAAAAATAACGAGTTAGGATTTAATTCAATAGGAGAACATAATATTGGAAGAATTCCTGCGGTGCCTGGAACAGAACAATATTCTGGTTATTTAACTGATTTCTTCCTTGTAGACGGTCAAGCACTCACACCAGAAGTATTCGGATTCTATAAGGACGGAAACGGTTATATCTCTGCTGGTTCTACACAGTCAACTGATTTCCGTCCAGGTCAGTGGGTTCCAAAGACACCAAGAGTTATCAAAGCACAAATTGAACGCAATGGTGGCTTTGGAGTCAATGGTTTCTATCTACCAATGAATGATAGTTCCAACTTTGGTGCTGACTTCCATTGTGCTCCTAACAGTATCATCACTCTGAAAGGTGAAGACCTACCACAACCACGCAATGGTGCTCCAGAGACAACTGATGCTTATGTAAGTCAGTTGAGAACAGACCCTTATGCTGATAATTTGGTTCTTGCTCTTCCTTTTGTAAATGGTGGATTAGAAAGTGGTTTTGGAGATTATTCTGCTGAGATTAAAGGTAGTGGAAGTGCAAAAACAATTACAACAAGTAGTGTAAGTATTGCAAATACTGCTGGTTATTATGGAAGTGCTATGTATGCAGTTGGACCAAATAACTATGCTGCTGCTGCATCTTCAAGTGATTTTAATTTTGGTACAGGGGATTTTACAGTTGAGTGTTGGGTATATTTATTAACATATGGAAATTCAACTGGAGGTAATAAATACAGTCATTATTTTTCTATAAATGACCAAAATACTTTTGCATTTAAATCTTGGGGGGGTTATTATTATCTTTATGCAAATAGTACAACAGCAGTTGAAACTTCAAATGCACCAAAATTAAATCAATGGACGCACTTAGCATTAGTAAGGGAAGGAACAACATTAACAATATTTGAAAATGGAGTTGCCGCTGGAATTAATGCAAATTATACAAGTTCTTTAGGTGCAACAGCAGCAGCACAAATTGGAAATTCTAGTAGCACTGCAGCAGAAGGTCTTAATGGTTACATACAAGACCTCCGAGTATACAAAGGTGTAGCAAAATACAAAGGTGGTTTTGATGTGCCGAGACCTTATACACCAGTAGGTATTGGAACTTGGAGAGCAGTTCCTGATACGACTGCGAATAACTTCTGCACTTGGAATCCGATATCACCAACATTTGGTGGTTCTCAACCATCATTCACAAATGGAAATCTAACTGTTTCTGACGCTACATCAAATGGCGGACAGGGAAGTGCAACTATTGGAGTTTCAACAGGTAAATGGTATTATGAAGCAATACCAACAGTTACAAGTTCTGGGTCTAACTTAATTGGAATAAGACCGGCAGAGTGGTTTACTTACAATGGTCAAAATAGAACTGCTTGGCGTGATAATGGACTTGTATTTAATGATGATGGAACAACAGTACAATCGGGAACAACCTATACAACAAATGATATTATAGGTATTGCTATTGATATGAACACTAGAAAACTTTGGTTTTCTAAAAATGGTTCTTGGGTTTATAGTGGAGACCCAGATGCGGGAACAAATCCAGCAGTCAGTTTTGCTACTACTTATACACATTATACACCAGCATTTTCTTTTGATAATGCTGCTGGAACTGAGGTTTGGAATGCAAACTTCGGTCAAAACCCAACATTCTCTGGAAACACCACAGCAGGAACCTACACAGACAGCAACGGTAAAGGACTCTTCAAGTATGAACCTCCAAGTGGTTTCCTAGCATTATGTGAGGACAACTTACCAACTCCTGCGATTAAGAATCCTGGTGAGTATTTTAAGACTGTGCTTTATACTGGTGATGGTGCTAGTGGCAGAAATATTACTGGTATTGGATTTACTCCTGACTTGGTTTGGGTTAAATTAAGAGATGTAAGTCAATCTCATTACATTTTTGATTCTGTAAGAGGTGCCGCTGCTTATCTACAATCAGACACTACTGGCGCAGAATCTGTAAGTACATCATCTTTAACTTCATTTAACTCTGATGGTTTTTCTTATGGAAATTTTGCTGGTGGAAACTATAATACTGGTAAATATGTCGCCTGGTGTTGGAGAGCAGGAGCAGGCACCACAACAGCAAACACAGATGGTTCAATACCTTCTGTGGTGAGTGTCAATCAGGATGCTGGGTTTAGTATTGTGTCTTATACTGGTAATGGAACTATTGGTGCAACTGTCGGTCATGGACTTGGTAAAAAACCAAAATTCTTTATGACTAAAAATAGAGATACTGCGGCA